GTCGGCAGGTTCTGCCATTTCTGTTAGTGTTATTGCTTTTGTTAGGTCGATGCCTTGTGGGTGGACTGATGGATCGCTTGTGGTGTCGCCGTAGTAGCCCATGCTTGAAAGATAGTAAGTCTCGCTATCAACATAGTTTCCAACCAATTGCCCTGCTGCATACAGACCTTTATTTAGATAACATCTGTTTATTTGATCGTCTAAGCTCAACTCTGCGGAGTTGACCCCACCTCTTAAAGTTATTTTAGGGTCAATATCACTCGCACTCGTATAATCCTCTCCAAAGCTAAACCTCTTCCCATTCTCGAAGCTGATGTTCGTAGTTCCATCAGAGGCTAGATTGTAAAATACGCTGCCTGTTATAGGTAGTGTTGGTGCTGCTGCCATTGCATTTAGTGCTAGTCCATAATTTAATGGGGCTGGGCGGACACCACTTAGATCAGAAAAGTTAGAGGCAAATGCACCAGAAACGGCTAGAGAATCTCCTGAAAACCTCCCATTGACTGTGTAAGCAGAGCGAGTTCCTATACTTACGAATTTAGGAGAGCTTAGCCCCTCAGGAAACACCGCTGCGTCTGCTGTCGTAGCCCCATAGATGCCTGTAGTTGAGATGGAGCCATCGAGACTGAGGTTTCCTGCTGAGTCGAAAGCCCATGTCGGGGCCGTTGCTGTTCCTGCAACGCCCGTGGCTGCTACGCCTACACCGAGGGAGTTTATTTGGAGGGCCTTGCTTACAAGCTCTGAAAGAATAAATCCCATTGAATAAACGGCGGATGCTGCTGCATTAACGATCGTCTTTGCCCCCGAAAATAAAAACTTTGCAGGATTACGGCCCGGCGGTAGAGTTCTCCCCGGTATATTAACTTTTTTATTGTTCATGATTGCCTTTCAGGTATGAAGAAAGGCGGGATATAAAACCCCGCCCCAAGTTTAAAACAGGGAATAATTAAACTGATTTCGCAATCAAGAAAGCCATCTTTACGCGCTTGCGATCTGCAACCCTTAGCCACTGCGCGGCCGCTTCAAGGTCTGCGTTTGTTGGTGTTGTTCCTACAATTGCAGTTTTAACAAACTTATGCCCGAATGGGTGGATACACATTTTCTTTCTGTTCCAAAAAGTTTCGGATCCGCCGCCGTTACCATCTGCGGCTGATCTTGCGATCTCGCTCGGTACCTTCGGCGCTGTTTCGGCAAAGGCAAGAGCGCCCATGCCCATAAGATATGAAACATAAGTGTTTGCCGCTGTTGATTCGACGTTGTCGGATTCAAGCAATGCAAGGCCGGCCAATGTCTCATAAAGATAAACACCTTCTGGCGTGAATACTGAAGCTGTAACCCCGGCCTGCTGAAGTGCTGTGATTATAGCACTATGACAGATCATGACTTTAAGTTCTGATCTGGCATCGCCCATGGTTTGCTTAGCTGCAAGGATCTGATTGATCGTGATCAATGCTGGTGTACCTGCAGAATCATAGACCATGTCGCCTGCATTTGTAAGGATATTTTTTGCTTTAACGCCTTTAATGACTGCTAAAGCAAGAATATCAATCTGCCGCGCCCAATAATCAGAAACACTGTTGATGATCGCCATCATTGGATCGCCGGTTGTACTCTGCATGGCTGTGATATCTTTCGATCCCCATCCATTGTTCCGCTCAAGAGCAATAGCAAGATCCTGTTTTGAACTGATCTTGTTACCTACTGCGGCGGTTGCTGAATCGTCGGACACGTTCGATGCTGTGTCTGCCAGTGAATCAAAATAATCAAAGGCAAAATCTACGCCGGTACCGGCATCCATCATGTTTTTCAATGCTGAGTTTGGTTTGATTACTCCGGTATTGTAAAAAACTGATTTTCTGAGTGATTCAAGTTGGAGTAATTCTCTGAATTGTTCGCGCTGAATCAGATCCGCAAGTGCTGTAATAGCCATGTTAGGCACCTTTCTAATAAAAATGAATGTTTGAAAATTAAAAATCTTGTGCCTAACAAAAAAAAACGACCTGATCGCTTATTGTAAAAATAGCATATCAGATCGTTACTGTCAAACAAGGCGTTTTATCTGGCGTTCCTGCCCTTTGCTACGCTCATGCCTCCTGATATAACCGGCAGCGCTGATCGGTGCTTATATGGATCTATTTCGTGCTTCTTTGATAGTCTTTCATACATGGCCGGATCCTTTTCCAATAGTTCAAGCTGTTTAGTCAAGCTTACTTTGCCCGAATTATGATCAAAGAACTGATCCCATGCTGAATCTGTCGCGGCGATTGTTCCTGGCTGGCCTGCATTTGCCCCGCCGCCTGAACTGTCACGGCCTACAATAAATTTTTGAAGCTTAACATCTGCCTTGAAAGCTTCCGCAAGCTGATCATGTGTCATGTTTGAAGGCTGACCGTTAATATCAAGGATCTGCACCTTGAAAGCTCCGTTTTCTTCAGCAACCATAAAGCGATTAGCAACATGACCCTTGAAAATGTCGGCCGAATCCCCGAATAATTCCGCCGAAAGTCTTGAAACTGCAGCATCAAGCATGGAATTCTTGATGCTTCCCTGCAGCCTTTCGATCTCTGCTGCTGCTGCTGCCTGTTTTTCTTTGAATTCGGCGGCCCTCGTAGCCAATACCTGATCAAACTGATTTTTTGCAATAAGATCGGCTTCGGTTTTCTTTGCCGCTTCATCTCTTAATCGTTGTTTTTCGGCCTTTTCTGTTGCCAGCTTATTCAACAATTCGACGTTTTTACTTTTCAGCCCGTCGACTGGTTCATATCCTGGAATTTCAATGTCAAGGCTGAAAGATCCATCCTGCATGTCAACATACAAGGATCGATATTTTTCATCAACTGTTGAAAGATCTGTTACTGTTTTTTCTAAGTTTGCCACCTCATGGCCTCCGTTTCTGATCGCCTTGCGATCGTTTATTCGTCATCAAGTCCAGCCTTTTCAAAGGCTCTTTTATTACGTGCTTTTAGTTCTTCAAGTGTCAATGGTTGAGCCTTCAGATCTGTAAACCTTTGGATCTTCAAGCCTCCATCTGTATACAGTCTATATCTTTCTACTCCCATTGCCGCGATCGCATCTTCGGGATTCTTCTTCGCCCATTCATCAAATGATTTCGGCTGTTGTTCGAAACCGGTTGTTTTACTGATGAATCCTGTCGACGATCTACAATTATAATGTTGTGGTGGTAGTGGTTTCTCACCTGATCGATCATAATAGAATTCACGCCCTGATAGGCCCTGACACATTAAAGATGTATGAGAATCTAACACTGAGATCCAAAAATAGCCCAATATATCTGGATCTTTAGTCCGGGCCTTCTCCATCCCTACTTGCTCGGATATCTTCGCGGCTGTCCTGGCGATCGTTTCCTGCCTTGTTGCCACATGTCCGATCGTGCCGTCCTGATATTTAGCGGCCTTTGTCCCAATCAATGCCTTTTGTACTGCAGGATTATCATGGCCATCGGCTAACAATCTGGAAGTTTCATTAATTATCAGTCTGAGATCGTTACCATGTGCGGCCTCGATCATCTCGGGAATGGTCCCGGCGATCGATTGTTTAGCGAATAGCTCTTTTTTTGAAACCTTAACACCTGGGAATGTCAACGTCGCGGCCTCGTTTGACAATTCAAGGCCCATAACCTCGATCGCTGATGCTGTTGATAATAGATCAAGCTTTGCCAGTGCTTCAAGATTTGTTATGATCTTTTCTCGTTGGCTGTACTTGCTGAATATCTTATTTACCGTACCAATTAAGGCATGTAAAGTGTTTGCAGCGATCATGGCCGCTTCGGTTTCTGCTGCGATCTGAAAGGCTATTTGATCACTGAGTATCATGGAAGATTAGGATCATTCTGTTTTGAAAGTTCTGGTACATCCTCCGGGATCACATCATCCGGGACCAATTCGACTGATTGTAAGTATCTTGTTGTGGTCCCTCTTGGCGCGGTTGCTGTTATCTCTGCAGATTGTAGCGCGGTAATGAGTGCGGCATCTGGTGTAGGTGTCACAAAATCCTTGCTTATGATAACTTCGCCTTCATAGTTAGTTTTCATGAATTCGGCCATCTTTGAAATGGTAAACAAGCATGCGGCCTCGACGTTTTCGACGATCTTCCCTAGTGTCGAGATCTCCGACGAATAACGGATCTTGATCGCTTCAGCTGATTCTACGCCGTTCTTATACATTCCGCCTTTTAACATTAAACCTTGTTCTTGCATCATTCTTTCAAGTAATTCAAGATTTTTAAAGTGTATTAAGTTAGAAGAATTAATTTCAAGCAACTGAGCGGCGGCGGTTTCGCCCTCAAGAGCGATCACCTTTGCGGCATCTAATACAACCTTAATCCCCTTCTTCTCGGCCATGTCATTCCAGCCGACTATAAGGCCTGAAAGGATCATTTGTGGATGCCCTGCGTATACTGTAACCCATGCAAGCTCGGCCCATGTCTGGTAATGTTTGATGTTTGAATTGGAGATCCCGATTATAGGGGATTTATCAACATTTGCATTATTGGAATCTACGCCAACAAATAAGCCGGGTATTTCTTTAAGCTTCTTTCCGCTTGCTGTTGGCTCGATCGCTGCTTCTATTACCTGGCTGGAATGATCGTAAACTATTTGCTGGTAGTTCCCGGCCTCGTTGATCGAAAGTTCCCGGTATCGAAACTCCTGGTTATCAAATGAATCGTTGTTTATAGTCTCCCTCAAGACAACCCTTGTTAGTTTATGTTGGCCGTTAACCCTTCCATAATTCCAATTGATAACATCAAGCGCCGAATATATTTCATAATAGGCCTTGTTGATCTTGTCTGTTTCCATGGTTGGATTCTCAACCCTGGGATAGTCAATAAGGACAAAGGACCGGCCAAAAGCAACAACATGCGGCAACAATATTTTAGCAAGATCAGCGATCTTCACATAGTCAAGATCTGATGGAAGAGGCGGATCTATCTTAACCGGAGATCTGAAGGCTGCAGCGGTTAGATCATCCACGGCATCGGCCGTAAAGTTTACAAAGTGCGCGCCGTTTTTATATATTTTATACTGTTCTATAAAATCCGGATTTTTGCGATCCTTGTCTGATAATGATACTGGATAAGGTAGGAAAACTTCATCACATGCCTTGATCGCTCGTTCGCCATCGATGCATGTCTGGATCTGCTGCCATGCTGGTGCTGCCTTTGAATACTCTGCATGTGGTGTAGTTATATCCATTATTTAATGATCCCTTTATACTTCAGATAATTGATTGAATAGCCTTCATGAGTTCTTGACATTTCATTAATGGAACAGAAAGAATGTGATCCCTTACACATGATATTTCTTGGAAGGTTCTTTTGTGCTGCAAGCACTGCGGATCGGCTTTCTGTGTCCATGTCTTCTGGGATCTCTGTTTTCCCGGTTACATAGTCCATGAAAGTAGCCTTCTGAGCTGCGATCTTTTCCTGAATAACGGCGATCGCTGCTTCGGCCTGTTCTTCTGTTGCTGTTGAATCGTTCCCAACCTCGCCGATCTTTGCTATTTCAAGAGCTTGATCGATCGTCAATGCCTCCGGGACCTTGGAGATCTCGATCTCTTCTGCCTCGGCTGCCAGTTCATTCAAGGCCTTTTCTACTGTCTGCCCGATCTCTGAGGTATTATTAACGATTGTTTCGGTAGGACACACGAAAGGGACCGGATCCGCTTCGATCACTGCTGGCCCTTCGGTGCTGGCCTCTTCAGAAACGGATTTTTCATTTTTTACAGTCTCAAGAGCGGCCTTTTTTGCTTCGTTCTTTTCCTGCTTACTTATTTTTCCCATGATTACCTTCTTTCTTTTGCTGAATTATAGCATAACTTTAATATTGTTTGAATCCTGGCTTTATAATCGGCGATCTGAAGTGTACAAGATACCCCAAAGCATCATTATAATCATCAATTGTTGCAGGTCCCGTGAATTTTTCCGGCTCGCCTTTCTCTGTCCAGCATTGCCGCTCAAGCGCGATCGCTAATTTGCCACATTTTTGAACATCAACTTTTAAAAGGCCCTTTTTTAACTCATTATTAACGGCATTTGTTCTGTCCTTAACCCTGGGATTGCTCCTTTTAACAACAACCATGAATCCGGCGTTCCTTAGTATATCAATATCTGAGATCGTCGCGTTTGTTTTCCTGGCTCCTCCTGAAGCATCTGGAATAATAGTAACATAGTGATCTTCTGAAGAATACATGGCGCTTAATTCAGCGGCCATCTGGAAAGTATCATGGTGTACTGTCTCCCTGAAAATGTATGTTACGCCCTCAACATCGATCGAATGGATAGCAACGCAACCCCCGATATTAAAATCAACCCCGATCGTTATGTCGTCGCCTCTTTCAACCTCGACAATTAAATCATGCTCGGACCTTTTGAAGTGTTCATATACATTGTTGCCGGCTAAGTTAACAAACTGGCCGTTCAAATAGGCATCGATCAAGTTCTCCGGGTACTGGGATCGCATTAAGTCTATATAGCCTGGCGGTAAATGTCGATTGTCTTCTGTCCTGGCTCGAATCAGTTTCTTGTCTGGTCCTGCTTCCTCAACAAAGATCTTGTATAATGCCCTGTAACCTTCTGGCGTAGAACTGATCCCCAACTGCTGAAACTTCCCCGCCCTCAAGCGGCCCAATACTTTTTGATATGCCTTGTATGCAACCTCGGGATCGCTGGTGTCTAATTCATCCATGAAAGCTCCGGCCACGTTGATCCCGATCAATCTTTTGTGATTCTCCATGGACCTGCAAAATATTTTTGACCGTTTCCCATTAATGATGGTATGAAACTTCCTTTTTGAAGCGTTGTATTTATACGGGATCCCAAAAAAATCAAGTGAATCCTCTAATTCAGGGATCAAGATGTCATCGATCATCGGGTATGTTGGCTCGGTGCAAAGAATGTCGGATCCCGCATTAATGATCGCACAATTTACCGCTTTACGCGCCATGATCCACGATTTGCCGCCGCCGAAACCGCTAACAAGGCCGATGATCTTCGTTGTTACGTCTGCGAATAGCTCATGCTGGTGCTTCAAGAGCTTTAATTTTTTACTCTTCGGCTTCATCATCATCATCATGGCCATCGTCCATGACCACATTAACGATCGTTGTTCCCCCGTTGGTTTCTATTTCAAGCTTAGTGTCTGGTTTCCAGTCTTTAGCCCGGCGGTTGAATAACCAACGACTGCATGCCTTTTCATTCGGCGGGTAACATTTGATCACGTCGATCAAGGCGAAACGCGGATCCGGCTCTCCTGGCTCTGGCGGTCTTGGATTCTTTTGATCGTCAAGGTAACATGCATCTTTATCAAAATTAACTTTTGTTTCAATACACTTGTAACCCCTGGCAAGCTCAAAGTATGATCGCTCGATCTGATTGTCTGCATCTTCCTTCCAAAGGTTTAAGGCCTTGGAAAAATCTGGATGCTTGTTCTTCCATTCATAGATGGTTGACTCGTTAACATCAAGGATCTCGGCGATCTCAAGATCCGTCATGCCTCTTCGGGCAAGCTTGAAAGCCTTTTCAGCCATGGCCTCGTTAAACTTTGTAGGCCTGCCCTGTTTTTCATATTCTGATGGATCTTTTTTCTTTGTCATAAGGGAATTATAGCATGCCTTTCAAAATATGCGCTATAACGTCGACGGTCCAACCATTGCCTAACATTTTTAATCTTTGGGTGTTACTAACATGGTTGGTATAACCTTCGGTTACGGACTGCAGCCTCTCGGCTTCACTGGCTGTAAGCCCTCTATAATCATCCCCTTTTACAAGATCGTCTATATGTTTGCCAATACAATGGGGCCATGCAACAATGGGGCGCCCTGCTGCGCGTATCCCTTTAAACATGGTTGCTGTTAAAGCTCCGAAAATCTCCGTTTTTCTAAAAATCCTATCTGCTGAAGATCCGATTGTTGCTGAAATTTCGCCGGTGTTCCCTAAAAAGTCACTGACTTTTTCGGCTCTGTGCTTTATATCTGAAATGACAATATTGGACCAATAAAATCTTTGCCTAGAAATAGGTACAACAAGGGAACTATTGATAAATTTTGGTTCTACACCAACGGTTCCCGAAATTACATCTAGATTTTTTTTAGCCATCTTAACATTTTCAAGTAAAAATTTAATATTTGGATTTATAATTTTATTGAATCGTAAACATTCCGCAAACTCAAAAAATAGATTTGATCGTGAATCATCAAATGCAAGCTGTTTCCCTGCAAAACTAAAACCCTGACATGGAGATCCTGCAATAATGAGATCTATTTTTGGAAGATCCCATTCTTTCCACTTTGCAACATCTCCTAGCTGCTTAATCTGTGGATAGTTAGCCTTGCTTACCTTGATCGCATATTTATCAATCTCTGATGAATAATAATTATCAACTCTGATCCCTGCCCTTTCAAGAGCAATCATTCCGCAGCTCATACCATCAAACAAGCTTAATACATTCATTTATACAACCATCCATAACCGCCACAATAAGGACAACCGCCGCCCTGACATTGTGGACATGGTATTTGTTCCTCTTGCTCTGACTTGTCCAGCTTACCGCCTAATATAAGATCCTCGGGTAAAAAGTCGCTGCAATAATAACCGCTTGAAAATGTAATTTTCGGGACCTTCTCGCCGTTCATCCTGTTGAATTCCATGCGGTTGTCAAACATGAGCAACTGCATTTTTCTGCCTGTCTCTTGAAAGGCAAGTTTTGAGCCTGAATGATTCAGCCATGTCATGGGACCTAATAAGGCGATCGGTTTTCCAAAGGAAAGCGCCCTTTTGAAAAATTGCTTTTTGTTCTTGAAAGGCGGATTACTGATCAATACATCCCATGGGATCACCGGTGAACATGTGAAAAAATCATGCCCGGTGTCAATATGCGTGTTAATAACTTCATGGCCATGGTCCCTGATCAATCTGACATACTCGGATCGCTCGGTATCGAATGGACACCAAACGATCGCCCCTGGCGGGATATACTGAAGGATCGGCCTGACTCCATAGGCCGGTGTATAACATTCGTCATTGTCTCCGGGACCATATAAAACCTTTTGACTATCCATTATTCGCACCCCGCCATGAATTCATCCCAACAACCCCGGCATGTTGCTTCCTGGTCTTGTTCGTGATCGTCAACATCACATGCACAATAACAATCGATCAAGTTAGCATCTTTACTTGGCGGGCATGCGTTACTGTCTCTTAGTTTATTTAAGATTCGCTTTAATCTGTCGCGTTCGGCTCTAATTGGCTCAATGGTAGTCTTGCAATCGTCGCATAATTCCGGCCTCGCCTGTTTTGCTGCTTCGATCTCTGTCATTAGTTTATTAAGATCCGTTTTCCATGTGAATCCTGAAGCACATGTTAATTCTACGTTTTCACCCTCGATGCTTTTTATGTAATATTTTTCTGGTTTCTCTAATTTACCCTTGCAACATATACATTCATAAACTG